ATGATAGCCGGATTAGTTTGTAATAATGGGGAGTTTTTTACTCATGATCACGAAAATCATTTAGTTTTCGATGGCCACAGGTTGCCTTATGCTGAGTTTCCAATTGAGGTGCTTCAGGTGATTGATAATTCTATTGAGCCTGCTCACCAAAAAGCCCTGGACACAATGGATATCCTCGATATCGATAGCCGTAGAAATAAATGGCTTTCATGTAACCAGGCCAACCTTGATTTTGTGGCGGACTATAACCCGAATAAATCAAAGCTGGAGAGAGAGGTTGTGCAATGCGACCACCGCCTATCGTGCGATCAGAATGGTATTTTATGCATAAGCCCTTCTCAAGGTTCTGGCTTGACGGATCGACGCCTCCAGGTTCTTCAATGCATTGGAAAAGGAATGTTGGATAAGGAGATCGCTGTTAAGCTCAAAATCAGCGAAAAAACTGTCCGCGTTCATAACAAATATTTAAGAGACTTTTTCGGCTGTCACAGAAAAGCCGATTTAGCCCTACGTGCTAAAAAAATCAATTTAATATAAACCCTTAAACAAAAGCAATGATGGTAAACGCTCATTTATCACAGATGCAAGACAGTGGCTACGTGCACGCTGTTTTCAAAACCGACAACGGATTCCGGGTAAGTTCCGAACAGAAAAAAAAGGTTATGCCACCACTTAAGGCGGTAAAGGAGCAAATGCTCTTTGAGAACCGAAATACTATTGCGAAAACTTTAATCGGTTTTCTTCAGCAAAGGAAAGTAGCGCTTAAAAACCATCCAATGGGTGATGTAGCTGTAAACCTTTACGAAATTATTTATTCCAGTAGACTGAAGCATTTTGATGAACTGGTGAAAATTATCGCATATCAGTGTCCAAAGTTCTTAAAAGTTATGCCCAAAGTTGGATCTCGATTTCACAACAACTTTAAAGAAAAAATAGAACCGATCCTATCATTCTGCATCGGAAGTGAATTAAATGGCGGGTAGAGTTCTTGGGTAGCAAGTGCTACCTCCCGAAGTGCCTACGCCTGGCGCCAGGGGAAATGGTTCGGAAATGTTCTGGGGCGAACCATTTTTAAAATATTAGCCAGATAGCCTCGCACTGTAACAAATGCGGGGCTTCGGCAGTGAGAGCGTTAATTTAGATTCTGGGGTTGAGCGAAAGTTCCCCCAGGTTTAATAGCTCGGGTATTAACTTAACAACTCAATATTATGGCTCTTAGCTTCGATTTAAATACAATGACTAAAGAAGAAAAAATTTTAAAACTATATAATCTTATTGACGGGATTATAGATGTAGTAGAATCCCTTGGTTTAGACCGGCATTTTTTTATTGATGCAGAGAAATATGTGGTTTACAGGTTGAGATCTGAAATTTTTAAGATTGATGATGAAGGTAGCGAAACCAGTTAAAGAGACTTGCTTGTAGGCTCGTAAATAGAGGAAAGACCCACCCCGCTTCCCAAAAGCCCGACACCTACCAAGGTTCGGGCTTGGGGTGGTGAGAGCGTTAATTAGTCGCCGGTAGGAACATTTGGTCCGCCGGTGCTAATACCTCAAATAAACCGCACTGTTATGAATGAAGAAACCACTAAAAAACTTGCCCACTGGCTGGCCAATGAAAAAATGAATATTGATAAGCTTTCGAAGGTTAATCCTGTTCAGGCCGCGAACTATGCTCAAGCTAACCTCGAGCTTCTACAAAACTTCTTTTTAGCACCGGTAAATGTTAGGCACGTATTTATAAAATTATGATTGAGATAATCCTACTTCTTATGGATCAACAGCGTTCTGATATTCTGTTGGCGATAAAACTTCGAAAGGCTAAAAGAACTGAGAAGTTTCGACTCATGTCTGGTGGTTGTCCGTGTTGCATAAGAAGGATGATCAGTAATACCTATATGATGAGCGACGATCAGCTTCAGCTTGAAAAATCAAAATTAGATGAAACAATCTGGGACTTATTATCACACATAAAAATTGACCAAATATTATGAAACGAAATCTTAACGCGGAAGATGTCAAACCAATCATGGGATGGATCAGCTTTTTCTCTCAAGTTACCTTAATAATTTTATTGCTGATCGCCTTGCGCTATGGCCTGGCTACAATTTTAGCTGAAGCCTATAGAAATGAGGTGAAACAGCATCTAACCAAATAATTTGCCATGCCTAAAATCACCAGACTTGCAGATTTCGATTTTTCTGTAGAAAACTTCCTGGATGCATGTTCTCCAGCAGAACTACGGGAGGTAGACCTTTTGATCCAATCAAATCGATATCGCAACAAAATGAATGCAAAAACAAAAAAGCTTACCAATACCGCTGATGAGAAAGATAAGATCGAAGCTCTTGGTTTCAATTCATCTTTTCTGTTAGGCGAAAACAAACAATAAACACTCTCAACACTCCAAACACACAAACAAACCATGCCTTACTTTGAAGATGCAGACATTTTACAAGCCACTAATGGCGGACTGGATATCATACTCAGCTTATATCCGGATGCCGCAAAAAGTGTAGATCAACCTAACCGAAAATTTAAAACAAGAGAAGAAAAGACAGCATCAGCAAAATTAAACCGGTTAGCTGACGGTACCTACCTTGTTGTGGATTTTGGCGATGATGCCAAAAGCCGCAACGCCATCCATTGCTATGTTATTGAACATGCCTGCGATTGGAACACCGCACGGAATGAACTGGCCAGCCGCTACAATATCCAGGGAGCTGATCCATCTAAATCAGATATTAAGGCCATTTATTCTGAAAGGCCTGCAGAATCAGCGGAGGCTGACGGTACCTGGTCGTATGAAACCCGTGGCTCATTTAATGATATCGAAATAGAAACGATTGTGAGCACAAAAATCAGGGAAAGCTTTAGTTGGAAAAATGAGGATGAGAAAAAGGCAAAGTTTGCCCATGGCCATATCTCAGATAAATTGAAAGAATACCATTTCCATCCAATGAATTCCTATTCCATCATCAAAAACAGAAAGGTGATGACCTTTTCCGCATCAGATAAATACCCGATGTTTTTAATTGATGAGGGAACAAAAGAAGAAGGATCAAAAGAAACTGACCGCTTTCAAAAGATTTACCAGCCTTTGCACCCCGAGAAAGCAATGCGTTTTATGTACATCCCCGGGAAAAAGCCGAAAGATTTTATCCATGGCCTCCAGCAGCTTAACCTTGCATACGATGAGCATCGTGAGCGGATTGAGCAGGAGGACAAAATTGAAGATGGAGAAAAGAAAAAGCGCAAGGATGATGATTATAAACTCGATGAGGTAATTCTATGTACCGGTGGTTCTGATGCCATAAATGTTGCTTTATGTGGATATCGCGTCATATGGTTAAACAGTGAGTCTGCCGTTCTTCATCAGTCCCAGTATGATCGGATAGCTCAAAAGGTTAAAAAGTTCTATAACCTTGGCGATTTAGATGAAACAGGCGCTAAGCAACGCCACAAGCTTTGCATGCAGTATTTGGATATCTACGATATCGAATTGCCATCAGAGTTACAAAAGCATTATGATAAGCGTGGAAATCCGTGTAAAGATGTTCGTGATTACTTTAATCATTTCAAAAAGAAAGATTTTAAACTCCTGGTAGAATATAGTGCCATGCCTTACCGGTTCTGGGAAAAGAAAGCCCAGTTTAACAAGTCTGGAGATTTTACCGGCTATGATTACAAATTCCGGAACGAGTACGCTTATAATTTTCTCCAGAGAAATGGATTTTACCGGCTACCGGTTGGCGACAAGGAAACGGACTTCGAATATATCCAAATTGAAGGGAACACGGTCCGTGTCACCTCAGCCATAAAAATAAAAGCTTTTGTAAAGGATTTTCTCCGGAGTCGTCACATGGATATCGATCTGCGGGACGAAATGCACAGAACAGCTCAGCTGAATGATAGCAGCCTGAATAGCCTTGATGAGATTGATATCGATTTTATTGATAACGAAAAGGGAAAGCAGTTTTTGTTCTTTAAAAATAAGACCATCGAAGTAACTGCCGTGGGTATTATTGAGCATAAGCCTGGTGCAGTTAAGCGGTTTGTGTGGGAGGATGAAGTTTACCCTCACCGCTGGCAAGCACCAAAAGAAGAGCCATTTGTGATCACCAGGAATGAGCTTGGCGAATATGATATCGAGATCAAGAACAAAGATTGTCTTTTCTTAAAGTACCTGGTGCAAACAAGCCGTGCTCACTGGCGCAAAGAACTCGAGGAACTTCTGCCAAAATCCAAACTAACCGGTATTGAGCAAGAGGAATACCTGGCCAGGAATAAATTTGCTATCGATGGTGAACTATTGTCGGAAGATGAGATCATTGATCAAAAGCGCCATTTGGTAAATAAGCTTTTTTCCATCGGTTATTTGATGCACCGGTATAAAGACCGGTCAAAGCCCTGGTTCATTTTTGCCATGGATGGCAAGGTGAATGAAGATGGCCAGAGCCATGGCGGTTCTGGTAAATCTATATTATATGACGTGGCCATGAAAACGTTGTTGCGCAAGCACTTTATGCTTAATGGCCGTAACCCAAAAATCACGGATGATCCCCACAAGTATGACGGCCTTACCGAACACCATCGCTATATATTTATAGATGACGCACACGAGTACCTAAAGCTTGATGTATTCTATCCGGATATCACCGGCGACACTAAGGTTAACCCGAAGGGAAAAAAGCCTTATACGATCACGTTTGACAGATCAGGTAAGTTCTCTTTCTCAAGCAACTACACCCCGAAAAATTTAGGGCCTTCAACTGAACGCCGTATGATCTACAACGTTTTCAGTGACTATTACCATAATATGGGAGAAACGACCGACTACAGAGAAAGCCGTGATCCGAGTACTGAGTTTGGCAAGCAGCTTTTCGTAGAATTTAATGAAGCAGAGTGGAATAACTTTTACAATACGGCTGTTTATGCGCTGCGCTTTTACCTGAGCTCTACTGAAAAAATTACTCCAGCAATGGGCAATGTGAATAGAAGGAATTTAATGGCGGCAATGGGCCCGGTATTTTACGATTGGGCAAAAACATACTTCTCTGAAGAAAGCGGTAAGCTTGATATTTTCTTTGCCCGGGAAGAGGCATATAAGGATTTTGTTTTCATGAATAACCCGCAAAAGTTCACCGCCCAGACGTTCAAAACTAAGTTGGCAGCGTTCTGCAGGTTGGAAGGTTACCTATTCAACCCTAAAAAATTCCTTGGCAAGCAAGGTAATATCATCCAGAAAGTTGAACGCAAGCATTACGATGCCAGATCAAACACCTGGACACCACTTCCGGAAATGCCAAAGGTTGCCTCCGAGATGTTTTATATCCAGGCTACACATGATCTGCCTGAGGGAATTGGGGATGAATCGAATGTGTCAGCTGATGAACTTGTAAAGAGAAGGATCAGTGAGATCCAGAACACGGCCCAAACTAATATTCCTTTTAATGAAAATGTCAATCAATCTGAAAGTAAAAGATCACTAGATCCTAATGATCAGGACGATGATTTCCCAATTAAATAATAATGGAAGTACCTGGTGTAAATACGAAATGGAATGTAACCGGAACCGCCTTTAGGTTTCAGATAATTGATATCTGGAGTACCGGTGCCGGTGACAATTATAAGCGGACAATGTATGAGCTCAAGTATGAACACACCACTAAAATACAGTACATCGAAGCCGTTCGACTGCACGAGTTGATAAATGATAATAAAATTGAATTAATAAATAATCAGAAATTATGACTGAAACCAAAAAACAAACGAAATCACTTGAAGTGCAAATTCAAGATCTGATGAGGCTAAAAGCGGAATTAAAGGAGAGCTTAAAACCTTCCCCTTTACGTGGAATGCTGGAAACAATGTTTTCGAGCCTTGAAAAGCAATCCAAAGATGATCCTTTTATGCGGATCAATAGTAAATACATGAAGGAACTGCAGGAAGCAAAGGAATTCGTTACGAAAAAATACATCGAAGAAACTGAACTTGAAATTAACCTGCTACTAAAGGAGTTATCTAAATCAGTATAATGAAAGACGGGATCATTCTTTTAATCATTCTTGCTTTGATCCTGGCAATTGCCAGTTAGCAAAACCGCCCCGCCAGTGCGAATGGCCGGGGCGGTAAATAATTAATTATTTAAAGAACAACAAAGATGGAAAAATTACAAGAAAACACAGAAGAATCTAAAGATTCGGCATTAATTAAATCGTTGGGTATTGCATTCCCTGAGGCTAAAGTTCAGGATTATGGAATCGGATTTATGTTTAAAATAACTGCTAAAAAGGTTGATCCTCTGCAATTTCGCAACCTCGTGGCTATAGCGGCAATGTACAGTAGGGATGTTGACATAATTCCATCCCATGGAAAAATTGTGATCACACTCTCAGAAAGTGACGGTAAAGGAAATGACTAACCAAATCAGAACATTTGAGCGCGGTGATCAGGTGATCACCATTGCTCCTGCTGGACGCGGATTATTCGATGTCGCCACAGATCACCATACAATGACTCTGGATGCTCATGCTGTTCAAAGCTTTATCAAAAGCGGAAAACTTACAGAAATAACGAAATAATGGAAATACTCAGGATTGACGAAATAACAGTTGGCGATATCATTTTAATTGATGCCGCCGGGCAGGGCGAGTATATGATTGTAACGGTTGCAGAGGTAAGTATTGACGATGAATCAATTATTCCCAAAGAATTGTCCGGTTTAGATTATTCACCTCCAGACTCGTCTTCTATAGTAGTATTAGGCCACGAATCCGACCATCCAGGCGTTTTTATCCAATGCCTAAGTCCAAACTCAGATTCAGAATAAACATAAAATGAAACTAACAGACTTCTTTAAAAAAGTAGAAACACCGGCGGGAAATATCCTGGTGTATAAATTAAACGATCTCTCAAAGCCTGAAAACCCCTTTATATGCAAAATAATCGCTGTCACGGAGGAGTCGGAAACCATCGATACAACCGTCAGCTTCTCTGTTGAAGGCAATCGAGACGAGTTATTTGCAAATCCGGAGCGGCAGATCCAGTCAATCCTTAAAATGGTTCCCTATCTGGAGAGTAAAGCAAAAAAGCAAGAAACAGCCAGAACAAAATAATTATAACAGATGGTATAACCCCAGTAATGGTTAATTAAACGATGTCAACTTATAAATTAGATTACTACAAAACCAAATACCCGGATGCAGTCCAGTATTTGGAAAGAACACAGGCATTTGTATCCGAGGATGAGGCTAGAAAAATTGCCTATAAAGGAGAAGACACTCAAGCAAAATGCCTATTCAAAGTTTTGATTCCAAGCACCCATAAATCTACTCAACAGTACATTTTTTCGGAGCAGGCACTAAAAGATGAGTTGAAAGAATTAAACCGGCGACAGGTTCATGATGAGCAGCTCATGGAACGCTATCACTAGAGAATATGAAAGGGCGAAAAATCAAATTGGAGGATATTTAATGACTTTAGGGTTTTCACAAGAGATCAAAGGGGTTAAGAACTTCTTTGTCCCTAAAATTTGGACAGGGTTAATGCCTACAACATTAAGCGGTACAGAGCTTAGAGCCGTACTTGATGATTACCATTTGTACAGTAAAAATCACCTGGTAAAGTTTAGCAGCAACTTCGAAATTTTAGATGTTAAACCAAAGCTTCACACAGTCAGAAAAGGTGATCGCTGGCGTTCCGGTATAGATATCCACATGGTCATCAATAACCGAACTGGTAACCGTTTCCAGTTCGCGCCAACGATAAAGTGTAAAAGCGTTCAGACTATTGAAATTAAGTGGAAAACCGAAGATTGGGTTTATCTCTATGTTGAGGGCCGTCATATAGATTTTGTCGAGATTGAAACACTAGCAATTAACGACGGTTTCGAATCAGTAGAGGCATTTTTCGATTACTTCAACAAAGACTTTACCGGCCAATTAATTCACTGGACTGACCTTACATACTAAAAAGGCAAAAGGTTCATGATTAGCCGATCATGGACCGCTATCATTAAATAACAATGGAAAATAGACGTCAAATAATAGAAAAGTTTGTTGCTGAAAATTACCTTAAAAAGAGCGCACCTGATATGGCCGCTCATTTTAACTGCTCAGCAACAACGATCAAAGCAATCCGGAGCAACCTTGGCTTAAAGGTTCCGTTGGCCCTTTCAAAAAAATGGACCGGAGAAAAAAACGCGACCAAAACCACCTGCAGTATTGAAGATGATCAGTACATCGTTGACAACTACCTTCTGAAAGGTTCAAAGAAAATGGCCAGAGAGTTAAATTTTAGCACGACGAAAGTTTTGACCAGGATGAGGCAATTAGGCTTGGTTGTACCGGAAGAAGTAAAAAGGTTGCGCTCGCTTGATAATCGCTTTAAAGCCGGTAGCGTTCCTGTCACCAAGGGGAAGAAACAAACCGATTACATGACGGCAGAAGCTATTGAAAAAACTAAAGCAAGTAGATTTAAACGTGGCTCCAAACCAAAAAACACACTGCCAAGCGGAACTATCACGATCCGTACAAATTATAAAGACGGCACCCAAAAAAAATGGATATCACTAGGCATTAATGTCTGGGTGCCATTGCACATCCATATTTGGGAAGATGCGCATGGGAAAGTACCTGCTAAACACTGTGTGCGGTTTAAAGACGGCAACCCGCTTAATTGCGAACTCGATAATCTTGCATTGGTAAGCAAAAAAGACAGCTATCGTCTGAATTCCCTTGCGGGAAAAGGTTTGTCGGCTGACCCAAGGATTAAAACACCAAATAAACGCAGGTCTCAAGCAGTAAGTGAAAGGAAGAAGCAGTAATGGGAAGATGGATTGATCAGGAGCTTTGAAAAAAAGGCAATAGTAATAGCTCTGCAGAAAGCGAAAGAAAGTGCGAAAGCTAATGCTAACCTTGTAAAGGCATTCAATCAACTGGAACGGGAGCACAAAAAGTTAAACGCTGCAAATAATAAACAGCTTATACGGAACAACCTGAAAATCGAAAAATGGGAATCGGCGCTTATTTTGAAATTTGAACGATCTGCGACCAAGTTTGCTAAGCAGAAAGCTAATGCTGAAGCCAGAGCTTTAAATAAATCTATCCCAAAATCTAACTGGGAAGATCTGATTATTAAAAAGTTCGAAGATTCAGCAAAAAGTAATCTTAAACGGTTACAGAAACAGAAAGTAGCCCTTAAAACTTCACCTATAAAGGCAACTAAGACTCATAAAGCCAAAGCAAGCCCAGCAAAGGACCAAAAACAGGCAGAAAAAGAGCGGTTATATAAGGTCAAACGCGAATTGGAAAAGCTTCAGGCGAAGCGGGATAAAGAAAGAGAAAGAATTGAGCGGGAAACCCGAAGCGTTATGCCAACCAGGAAAATTGATGAATCTAAACTTGTTGCCGTAAGACTTGACGCAAAAACTGTTGTATTTGTTAAACCTGGTGTCGATCCAGAAACAGTTAGAAATAAGTTTCTATCAAGCCAAAGTGCCCGCTCACAATGACAAAGAAACATACATTAAAAAAATTGAAGCAGCTTGGGATAAAGGCCGATGGCAGGAATAATTTAATCCATGCTCCAGCCAGCTGCTTTGATAAAATTCCAGTTCCGGCTAAATATTATGTTGGCCAATTGATCAAACTTAAATTTAAAGTCCAATATGAACTTTTTTAAAAAGTCCGATTATCTTGTTTTAAAAAAACAGCTCATTAATTGGATATCGTCAAACCTTAGGGCTTTAGCCGAACTACTGGATGAAGTAAAGCATGTCCCATACTATACCGTTCGAATTGAAGTCCGTGAAACAATAGTGGATAGAACCTGGCTCGAGCATTTTAAATTTGATTTAAAGATTCCGATGCGCGATTTTAAGGAGAAGTATTGGTTTTCCTGCCAAGACTTAACACGTCAACAAATTATTGAAGACCTTATTATTGACGAAATTGAAAAAGCGTTGCGAAAAGGTGGTCTTTTTGACAATCGGCTTTTTATATATGAGCAAAGGCTTGGGTATGAACATTTTTTACACGCTCAATTCAATTTGTGGGTTGAAGATAAAAATACCAGGTTTAGCCAGGCGAAAACGAAAATTAAATTATGAAAGAAATCTACAATTACTTTGTTGACGGAAGCATCAGCGATGTTATTATCGGGGTGCTAGCTTTGGGCTTTTTAATCCGGTTTCTCTATGAAGTGATTGCCAATCATGATTAGAAAATAAAAAACGGGCCGTACCACAGATAGTACGAGCCCGTTTTTTGGTATTAACGCTCAGTTGCAAAAGTATAAATTTTACTTCAGCTAATCTTATTTACTTTCCTCAAGTCCGATTTTTATCCCGGACACGATCTCGTGATAAAGGTCAATGCTCAACTTTGAGCCTGGCTGCATTACAAACTCACCGTTGTGCTTGGCCACATATCCCATAAACTGATTGTTTACGGTTAACATAAACAATGTGTTTCCACTGTTTTTCGATGTAACTATTATCTCGTCTGAAGAATGGATGAAACTGAATCTTTCCATTAATATTTTTTCGTAGGTGCGCTTCAAATTTGCGAAAAATTCAAAAAACAACTTCCTGAGAATTTAATATTCCTGGCTAGTGGCCATTCATTTTTTTTTACGCGATTCTCAGCGCCTTTATTCCCCTCCTGATCCGAGAAGATCTTTTGTCATCTGTACTATAAACAAGTGAGCGAGGCACGAAGCGAACACCTTATTAATCGCAGCCGCCGGGGGCGGCTTTTCCCTTTGCAATCCCTTATTTTTTATAATCCAGTAAATTTTTTTAACTTCTTAACAGTTTTAAATTTCAGACTTTAACAGACTGAACCAAAAGCTTATAGGAGTTAAAGAGTTAAGATTTTATTCTTAACTAAAGAAAGAAGTTAAGAAATATTCTTAACGGTTTTTGCGGTTAAAAACTTTGATGGCTCCGGTTAAGAATTTATTTCAACAAAAGTTAAGACTTAAGTATCTGTACAGCAGTTTGTTGCGTTACGGTTAAGAAGTTATAAAAATGTAGTGAGTTCAGACACTCACAATGTTGTAAATTTCGTTGCGCAGTTGTGCAATTATGTAAAACTGATAGATATTTTAAGTAAATTTGAGTCCCGGAACAACCAAACAAACACACAAACTTTTCTTGCTCTCATGATCTTTATCCACCCAGTGGCGATAAAGCCGTACCTAAAAAAGTACATGGCCCGATATGTTGCGATTGATCCTCATTTTGTGCTGTCCGAAAAAAATCGGTTTGGCACATTTCTAATTAACAGCCTCAAGCAAAAAAAAGAAATCATCCAGTCTGACCTTCATTGTAAAATTGAAGGTGAAAGTCTGAACGTCGTGATTCCGCCTTATCTGGAAACACATTATGGTATATTTATCCCGAAGAAAAATCAGTTCCGGTTTAACAGCTTTCTCCTGGACGAATTTAATGACCGGATGATGGACTTTGTTTTACCGAGAATGAATGGCAATAAGGGCGATATCCGTAAGGCACTTTTAGAATTTCGGAGCATTTACGGGATTTACGAAGATGATTTGCCCTATAAAACCCTCGAAAAGCAATGGGAGCGCAAATACGCCCGTTCAACTGCTTCATTATCAGCGTAAAATAATTTATGATAAAGTGGTCGGTTATCTTGCACGTAATTTAAAAAGCAAAATTACCTGTCGTTTATCAGCCTAAATCATGTGTCGATATTCGTATTATGATCGGCAATTTTCCCAATAAACCGTTGTATAACCCAGGGGGTTATCGCTCTTTTCTCTTTGTTCCACGAAATGACGTGGCTACCTATCCATTAGTGAACAATGGAAGCAATATTCTGCCCTTAGGCCTGCAGCAGTTTGGCGCGTGGTATAATGGATATGCTACTTATGAAACGCTTCAATATACAGAGGAACCGGAAACGAATGAGCACGGAACCTTTTATAAGCCGCTCCTTACCGGTTTTCTTCCTGGAGATTCTGCACAGCATATCAGTTTGATGCAAAATATGGAGCAACAACCGTTTTTGGTGCTACTAACTGATGCTAGAGGTTTTAAACGCCTGATCGGAACGCCGTCAAATCCATTAATATTCACATCAAAATTTGATGGCTCACTCACACGCTCCGCGGCCAAAGGATATACCTTTCAGTTTGCAGCAAACACACACGACATCGCCCCGATCTATCCGTTCTAAAAATCTGTCGTTTATCAGCCATCCACTTTAAAACACCTTTGTAACCACAACACACACGAACTGTAATTAAGTTATTAATGAACATCGGTTATTATGCGACTCTCGGCTTAAATGAACCTTGGGCTATTCATCCAGAATATGCCCAGGGTTATTTGCCTATTCTATCCGCTCTGCTTAAAGGTGAGGCAAGCGCCAATCAAACCGATAACTCTGCAGAGCGTTTGAGAAACAAATCATTTTTTGTTTCCGCTGATGCTGATGGTTTCGATGATGAGGATTTGAACCATGATCTTACATCTGCTCCCGAAGGATCAGTAGCCGTTTTGAATCTTCGTGGTCCGATCATGAAGTACTCTCAATTCTGCGGACCGATCGGTACAATGGATTTAGCTGCCGAATTAAAAAAGATTGATGCTGACAGCAATTTCATCGGTACGCTGATGATCATTGAAAGTGGTGGCGGACAGGCTTTCGCCATTAAGGTCTTAACTGATCAGATGGATAAGCGCACCAAACCATTGGTTGTTTTGGGCGGTAATGTCGTAGCAAGTGCCGCTTATGCCATTGCCGTACATGCCGATGAAATTGTTATTGATCATCCTAGAGCGGTAATCGGCAGTATTGGTACAATGAATTTCATTCAAAATATTCAACCTGCTCTGGAAAAAATGGGCGTTGAGTTTCATGAAATCTATGCTACCGAATCGGTTCTTAAAAATAACACTTACAACCAGGCCCTTAAGGGCAACTATTCTCCTATCAGAAAAAATTCTCTTGATCCATTAAACAAGGATTTTCAGGAAGATGTAAAGGCGCAGCGCCCTGGGATGTCCACCAACAAAACGATCCTTCAGGGCGAAACATTCATGGCAACGGTTGCTCTCGAGCTCGGAATGATTGATCATTTGGGGGATCGGGATTTTGCACTCTCGAGAGTTCGTGAATTGGCAAAACAGCCAAAGAAAAACAACAGTAAAACACAACCCACAAATAACATGGAACATTCTTTCAAAAATGTATTGGCTTTAGCTGGAATATCAAATCCTACTGAGTCTCAAATGAGTTTAGCAAATGCTGAACTTACTTTAGCCGGCATTACTCATATTGCCCTGGTTGAAGAAAGCTTTATGACTGAAGCTGCAGCTGTAACCACTGAACGTGACACTTTACAAACTGCAAACACTCAATTAACAACTGACCTTGGTGCCGCAAACACTACTATCCAGACCATGACCACAGCTGCAGCTACTGCTACCGCGCGTATCACTGAGCTTGAAGGTCAGGTTGCTGCTTTTGGTAAAAATGCTGGCGCTGTTCATAATGGTAAAACCGGTGATGATGTTCAGCCTGACGCTGATAACAAAGATTCAGCCGCCGTGATATCGAACTTATCACACAACAAAGCTGCAAACGAAGCTTTAGGAAATTAATTAATAATTAACCCTCTCATAAAACAAACAAACACACAATGAAATCTATTTTTTCGCTCTCTATTAGAACTTTTTTTGCATTTGCATTAACGTTCTTGTTTGGTGCCTTTGCTTCTCATGCAGCTGGTGCTCCTGATCAGGCCTTGGTTGTCGGTGTCGCTTTCTCGGCGGTATCATTCGCTGTTGCCCCTGGTCTTTTCCATCTAAAAGGATCGCTTGCGGTTAGTACCATCACCATTGCCGATCTTATTACGGAATACGGTGCTTACTACAGTGCCGGTTCTCAGTCATTAAAAGATTTGCGGGTGGCTTTAATGCAGCAATCAGTGTCTGAAGGCTTTTTTACACCGCGTCTGACTACAGCCACAAGAATTGAATTAGCCAATGCTCAAATTACCCGTGTTTTGCAGGCTTATCAAAAGGCGTTCACTCCAATTAGCGATACAAGTTTTACACCTCAGGTAATTAAATTGGATAACTTAAAAATCGATGTTTCGATCGTACCTCACGATTTAATGGAATCTTGGTTAGGATTCCTTGCTTTAAATGCATTAAAGCCGGAAGATTGTCCGATCGTAAAATACTGGTTGGAAAATCTGGTAATTCCTAAATACAATGAAGATTTAGAGATGAACGAGTTTTTCTATGGTAAAACAGGTGCCGTTACAGCGGGAACCGCAACAGCACCAGGTGCTTCAATGAACGGTGTTCGTGAAAAGTTAAAGCAGGCTGGTGTACAGGTAATCACAATGGGCGCCGTTCCAACTGTTGCAACAGAGTTTGTAGAATATGTAGAAGATTTCAGGGGCACTTTGCCAGAATTGGCTAAACGTGTATGTAAGCGCATCGCAATGGCTCCAGTATTGGAACAACGCTTCGCACAAGGTATGCGTGAAAAGTATAATGTAAATTATGCTCAGGTAACAGATAAGAAAACAATTATCGATACCGATTGCCAGGTTGTGGGTCTACCGTCGCAAACCGGTCATGGTGTTATCTGGACTACTCCGGAAGACAACAAAATCATCGCGAATAAGAACCCTGAAAATCAAGGGATTTTTGATCTTCAGAAACAAGGCCGTGAAATCCAGGCATTGACCGATTTCCATAAAGGTGTTGGTTTCTGGAATCCAGCTTTAGTTTTCCGCTCTGATATCTCATTAGTAGCTTAATCAATATTAACCTCAGCTCGGGCCTTTAAAAGCCCGGGCTTTTTCAAATACACAAATGAAAATTGTAGATAAATTTACTGATCTGGATAAGGCATTAGCTTACATCACAGAAATTAACGCGGAATACGCGAACCTTGTAGCACAAAAGAAAGCCGAATCAGATCGCGCCAATGGCGATATCGAGTCATTGAAAGATGAACTTAATGACGCTAACGCTATCATTACGGATTTAGGAGCTCAATTGGCTGCATTATCTGAAATTAGTGCTCCAGATAAAAAAGTTGTTTCAATTAAAGGTGACCAGTATGTACTTACCGGAACAGATTTTCTTATTCCTGGCGTTGGACCGAAAAAACTCGATGAGTTAGCGGCTGATGAGAAATTGCTTGAAAAGCTTTTAGCTAAGGAATCAAGCATTCTTACGCCCGTATCTTAATAATTAACCTCTCAATTTTTTATAAATGAATGCTCAAAAAATATCTTATCCTCCAGGTCGATTAAATCCTGCAGGTGTAAAGAAAGCGTTTTACGCTTTCGTAGAGGACATCTTAAGTTTTCCAGTACTTGATGATCCGGAAACAGCGACAACACTGGCCAGCCTCGTTGAAATTGATACCGCTATCGTAATGAAGCCGGGTAAACAATTTTTCGAGTACTATGGTACTTTAGAAGAGGGCGAATTAAAATGTACGATCGTTGGTCCTAATGATGGTAAAGGTTTTGAAAACAGCTATGAATTTTCTTATCCCGGTAATGATCCGATTGCATTAGGCCACTTAGCTGCAACGGCTAACAGGCAGATTGTTTGGATTGTGACCGAGAAAAACAATGTAAACCGTGTTGTTGGTTCATTGGAAGATCCGGCTCTTTTAATCTCTGCAGATTATACATCTGGTAAAAAAGTAGCTGACGGCCGTAAAACTGTTATCACAGTAAAAGCGTCCGCTGGAACTCCTGCTCCTATCTACACTGTACCATTGGCGAGCCTATTGGCTCCAGCAGCTTAAGGGGGACAGATCATGGTAAAGGCAGTATCAGATAAATACAAATTAGTTGGAATTACTGAAGGGAAACACCAGGTCGCTGAGTTTGGGATAATCGATTTTTCAAAAATTGATTTAGGACTCGCAAATCAGCTTTATAAAGCCGGCGTTCCTTTTCTGGTAAAGAAAAATAAAAGCGATATCGCTGAAGAAAAATAATCATTTTCATTTTTTAGTTTTAGTTAGTTAAAGAACCGCTCAGGATTGAGCGGTTTTTTTTATGTTTGTACCGCTACTAAGTTTCTTGAATATCTCGCACTACCGGTATACGGTAAGGCGTGGGCCTGCCATAATTTCGACGTGTCGGAAAAAAGCAGCCAATAGGGGTATTCATACACTTAGTAGCAGGCCTTACCGTTTTTATATGTCTGAACCAAAATATCCAAATAGTGTTTTGTTCCAACAATTGGAACGGTTTTTCTCTCCAGCTGCAGATTGGGAATCTTGTGAGATGCCAATGAGCACGCCAGAATTCTTCGAGAAAATACATGAAGTCTTACCAGGTTACTTTGAAGATTCCGAAAGGATCAGGGAAATTTTGGAAGCCGCACATTACCAATATGCGTTTAATGAAAACAACAAAAAGTATTACTGGTTGGTGAACCCACCAATTTTAAATCCTAGTTACTAACTATTCTTCTGAGTTCGGTATCATACACGTGGCCATCAGGATACATTCCTCTTATTGCTTCATTAATAAACTTTTGAACAGCTTCTACTGCCTCCTTTAGTGTGTCATAATCACCTATAAGATCATTCATGCCGCCATGGGCTTCATATCCATAAAATGCAAATGCTAAGAATCTTTTCATACTTCAAAAGTAGAGAAAAGACCTGTCGTTTACCTGCAGTAGAGCAATTGCCATTTTTACAATATGGCAATTGCGTCTCTCACATCCTGGCTTAATGATCCAAACCGTACCTATGAACATGGAAAACTGCTTTATGATCAGTACGGGGACAATAAAAGCCTTTCTGCCCTATTTAAATCGGGTAGCACATCTTTCCATCTTTCCAAACTTACTGCGGCATTAGCCGCCCTGAATTTAAAAGCTAATTTAGAACCAAAGCCAATTATTATTTTGGAAGCTCCGGAACCGGAGCCATCGCCGGAAAAAATGCGGATCTCTTATGATTCTGCTCCTGATCAAATCATCCAGATTCTCGAGAAAAAACGGTTCAACTACGCCAAAGCACGTAGACTATTTGAAGCCGTCCGGGTAATGGACAGCCAACAGCACCGATTGGATGCTGCTATTGAAATACTTGATCTAATGGATGAGGTTAATGAAGCATGGGCCATCATTGATGAGTGGAACGATACTGGCCACCTGAGGGAGCAGGAACAAAAACAGGTTGTTGTTGATGTGCAGCACATGAGCTTGCAACAGTTACTCAAGGAAAAAGCCAATCTAGGCCCAAACATTTCTAAAGATAGAAAGAAGCTTAAAGTAGCCGATTCTGATAAATCACGATTAAAAATAACACAACGTATTGAAGCCCGGGAAGCCAGGTATAAACTTGTTTTGGAAAGGATCGATGGATATGCTATTTAAATCAATGGATATCTCTGCTCCGGAGTCCAAAGGGTCAGCGGATAGCATAAAACTGGAGACTGCATTTAAGTTTTTGGACGGCAGAAAGCTAAACCAAATTTCTCATAACATAGGCAGGTTAGAATCCGATATTTCCATTTTTTTTAAAACAGATGGGGCCTGGAGTGCTATTGATCTGATCGAATATCTATTGCAACAAACCGGTGCTGCAGATATCTATTTTTCTACCTGGTCAATTGGTCCGGAAGCACTCAGGTATTACAGCCATTGGCTAAACTCTGGTTTGGTCAAATCAGCTGTAGGAATTATTGATGAGGGTTTTCGCAATCGTAAACCCGACCTCTATCATCAGGCAATTAATACTTTTTCTTCGCTAAAATTTTCAAAAAGCCATGCAAAAGTTACCGTTATAAAAGGCGATAACCTTTCCCTTACACTCATGGGGTCCGCGAATCTTACCCGTAATCCGCGTACTGAGGTTGGCGTGATAATCGTAAACGATGATTTGGCGCAAAGCAACATCAATTGGATAATGGAAGGAGTAGCCAATGTCTGATAACATTTTAAAAGAAATAGAAGATTTCGCCTATAGATACTTAGAAAAATCAGAAATCGCCCTGGTCACGGGCGTACCAGTGGAAAACATTGATGATGAAAATTCTCAAGAAGGAATTGCCTTTTTGAGGAGGCGACTGCTCCGTAAAGCAACATTCAATGAAAGCATTATAAAACTTACTGATCAGCTGAGCTCGCCGGCCATGGCCATCGAACTAAAGATCGCAGATGCCATAAACATTAACGACAGGAAAATACGATGAGTCTATTAAAATTATCTAATTATGATCAGATCATCGCTGAATTAAAAATCCTGACGGCGATGCTTCAAACCTCACTTTACACCAGCAAACCCTTTTGGCCAGATGGCAGGAGGCTTTTACACTTCAGCGTAATGGCCATAGTACGGCAGATTCGGCAGCGCTCTTAATGAAGCGCTTTCCTGGCTTAAGCCGGGCGACCGCTTACCGTGACTGTGCTAATGCATTGAGTTTATTTGGAGATATCGCACAGTCAACAAAACAGGGTATTAAGCATCTGGCAACGGAAATCGTAAAAGATGCGATCGGTATTGCCCGTATAAAAAACAATGAGGTGGCCATGATCCAAGGTGCTAAAGAAATGGCAAGTATCAATGGCGTTAACACAGTAGATCCTGATCTTCCGGACTTCTCTAAACTGGAACCAAACACTTATAACATCAGCTTGCCGCAAAATGTAATATCTGCACTGCAATCTATGATTACCGGCGGCCATATCAATTTAGGGGGACTGGTCAATGAAATGTCGAAACACGCTGATGAGGCGGAAATAATCAAGGACGATGAATCTGATTAGGCCCGACGGATCATTGCTGATTGACACTGAAGCTGCAGGTGTTCTTCCAGGAGCTAAATTACTACTAAATCCTATGCAGCTTATACTGGAGCTTGCGCCTCAGCGTATCCGTGTTACTCAGGTCGGGCGTGGTGGCGGTAAGTCAACAGGAGCAGCAATCGATATTAAGAATGTAGTGTATGATATGCCACGTTCGAAAAATTTCATTTTGGGTGAAACTTATCAGCAGATTTTAACCAGGACTTTACCGAGTACGATAAAAGCTCTAGAGATGCTCGGTTTCTATAAAGACCTGCATTATTTTGTTGGCAGGTTACCTCCAAAGAATTGGAAATGGAATTCGCCGTACGAACCACCTTTAGATGCTATCCATACCATCACGTTTTTTAATGGCAGCTGTTATGATCTCCTATCTCAGGATACAAATAGCCGTGGTGGTAACTACAGCTCGGGAATGGTCGATGAGGCACAGGATATTGACCAGGGCAAATTAGAAAGCCAGGTAATTCCTACAATGCGCGGAGAATACGAGCGCTTTAAAAACCGCCGGACTTATCGCCGCTTGTCAATGTATTGCTCCATGCCCCGTATGCGAAGAGCTGAGTGGATATTTCAGTATCAGGAATTGGCAAAGCAGTTTCCTGCGGACTATCTATGGATAGAGGGTCCTTCAGCAATAAATGCGCACAACCTTCCGCCAGATTGGTTCAAGGATCAGCAACGAATCTTATTACCTTCCGAATACGATATCGAGATTAGAAATATAAGGCCAAAGAAAGTTATTGGTGGTTTCTACCCGTTATTCAATGATCGGATGCATACTTACATAGATTTCAATAACGATCATCTGGACGGCATTATAGATAATAACAATGGATATAACGCACAGGCGTTTGAGCAGCTGAATTCCCTTCAGGACAATGATGTGCAGATGGACCAGCCATTAGAGATATCCTTTGACTGGGGTGCGTGGTTCAATGGTGTGGTTACCTGTCAGGAGTATAACAATGTTTTCCGGTATCTGTCAGCAATGAGCATCGATGAGAGTGAACGGATTGAAGATCTCGTTACCAAATGGTGTACCTATTACCGTTTCCATCGCAACCGTAACGTACATTTCTGGTATGACCATACCGCTATCGGCAAGAATGGTATTGGTGCTACCTATGCGGAGATAGTGGCTAAGACACTGATCAGCCACGGCTTTAACCCAATACACTTCTATATCGGACAACAGCCAGGGCATGATGATCGATATAAGTTTTGGGGTTATGCGCATAAGGGGGACCATCCTAACATACCTAAGTTTATATACAATCGTCACCATTGCAAGTATCTGATCATATCAATCAACAATGCCAATATCAAACAAGGCCGCAACGGCTTTGAAAAGGATAAAGCAGATGAAAAGAACCGCAATATAGATCAGCGAACAACAACCCACTTCTCTGATGCGCATGATACCATTGCGCTTGGTAAGTATGGCACCCGAACCGAAGAGCGTACGGGCGTAATCAGAACCAGGACTAGATAACTTCAATTATTAATAGGCAAAAACCTCATTTGATTAAAATCAATGAGGTTTTTATGCGTAAGGGGGCTGCCTAGTGCCGTCCTACCCATCCCAAAAACATTTTTTAGCTTACTTGGCCCGCCCGCCCCGCGCCCCCCGACATTTTTTTACCTGACTTGGCCCCGCCCGCCTATCATATTCCGTAGAAATCGAAAAAAGGGAAATTGCCTTTTTCGATAGGGCAGGCGGTGCACTTCGTGGATATTTTTGAGATTCGAAAGGGAATCTCAAAAAGCAAAGCGTCTAAAAATCAAAATCTTAAAGCATAAACTATCTAAAAATATGAGATAGAAAAAATGCATAAAAAAAAGTGTTAAAATTCTGAAAATAAATTGCTTAGGTCTTTAATATATTAAAGACTTTTAGTATATTTATATATGGAAACAAAAACGAAAACAAGTGCTAAATCTAAAGTAGATAAAGCACCAACCGCAAAAGCAGAAACTCCAAAAATGAAATTGTTGAACACCGCAAAAATTGAAGAAGCTCAGGTGATCGAGCCGAAGGGCCACAAGCCAAACCTCGAAGAAACTTCAAAAATTATTAGTTCCCTTCACGACAAAATCAAACATGTTACCAGGCTTGGCTTTTACATTGAAAGACTGGAGGAGTTTGAAATTGAACAAAAAGACGAAGATTTATTAAAGCAGGATCATTATTACCAAGGTTGCGTGCTGACCATAAAAGATGATAAAAGACGAGAGTTTGAGCTTAAAAACCCTGTTTTGATCGGTAAAGTAATAGAATTTCTTGGTGGTTTATTACAAAATCGCAGATCGGAAATCGAAGCCGAAATTATTCTCCCTTAAACTAAAAAGCCGTTTGCCTTTGCAGAGGTAAACGGCTTAAAATTCTAATTACTTAAAATTTTAACTAATGAAAAGCAAAGTTACATATTTAGGAGGTATTAAAAATGTTTGATGCCTTTATAACACACCTTGACGGCCTTTTTTGGGATGGATATGCCGAACAATTGGCGAATGACAACCCAGAGCTTTACAATTTCGAATACAACCAATTTTTTAATTATTATGCTTGATGATATCTATAACGTCTCTGAAATAACAGTTTCTTACAAACCCGACTTCAAAATATCTAGCCGACCAAAAATTACAACAAGCAAAAACTCCGAAGTCATTTTCAGAAAATATTGGCTTGATGATTTAAATCTTTATGAAAGCTCGTTTCTGCTCCTACTGAACAATGGTAATAATGTTCTAGGATTAGTGAAAATTGGTAGTGGTGGCGTTGATTGCTGCCCGATGGACATTTATAAAGTACTTCAGATCGCTTTGAAGTGTAATGCAACAGGTATAATCCTGGCCCATAATCACCCAGGGGGAACGCTCCGGCCAAGCCCTGCAGATATTTCAACAACAGAAAAAATATTTGAAGGTGCGAAAATGATCCATATAAGGCTATTAGATCATTTAATCCTTACAGAAGATAGTTATTATAGCTTTGCCGATGAAGGTCTTCTATAACGCTAAAAAGCACCTAAATGGTGCTTTTTTTTTGTGCCTGTCCTACTTTTTTATTTTCTTCAGTCGCCCTGAATAAAAAAGTAGCAAAAAACAAAAGGGGCTATTAACCCCTCGATATTACAACTGCGCGCCACCTAATGGAATTTCTCTATATTGGATCAATGCCATCATCTTTTTAATATCGTCATTGTATGCTATTTTAATGTCGATAACATCCACATCTTGTTCATCTAAGAACTCATTTATCTTTTCTTCTAATGTATCAGTTGCTCTTGCTGAAATAACTCTTACTTTCATTTTTTTTGTTTTATAGTTTAAATTTAATTGTTCCTGATCACTAAAAATATTCATCCTTAAATCTTCGAAAACTTCTTCCATCAGATCGGCGTTTTCCTTTGTCCCTGGATTATTATTTTTTTTGTAAAGATCATCCAGATCTCTAGTCAGCACAACCAGGTTGTCGAACAACATCCTGGCTTTTTTTTCGGTTAGTGTTAATGTTATAATTTTTTCCATGGCACTAAGTTGCAAATCGTGTTTAGCAAAAAAATACGGTTTCCCGTAATTGCATTATTTATCTACATGACTTTTTAGGATTTCATTGTATAGCGCTTCAGGCACCAGGTAAAAACCTTCTACACTTTCTTTTGGTATAGGTTTGCTTTGGTCCTCCCAAATCATATGCGTTGTTCTATCCTTGCAAACCTGCTCGGCTGTTTCTCGTAATTGGTATGCTTGGGTCATTCCAACATTTGGCGCGATCACTTTCTTATCTCTGCAGATAAAAAACATTTTACGGAATTTATATTTACTTATTACTTCTCCCATAGCTCCACCTGTTTAATTCTATAACCGGCCCTTTGCAAAATTTCTTTCATTTTATCTTCCGTTACCGGTTTCCCTTCCAAAAACCTTTTCTTGGTCGAATTAGCGGTTCCTTCAGGTATTTCTAATTTGACATACCAACCTCTTTGATTGATAAGGTCTGTAAATGCTTCTCTGATCGTCATATCCAAATATATAAAATCTTTAACACACTAAAGATTTTGTTTACTTTTTTCCCTGTCGTTTACCGCGGATCGTAAGCTCCCGACATTCGTAATATGATCGCTCTCAAAAACGCTTTGACGCTTATTAGAAAACACGATTTCAGAGACGGACACGGTTCATTCTCCATAGATTTTATGAAATGTAACCGTGACAAAGGAACTGGAGGTGAATTGGTTTCCCTGGATAAGGCATGTTCATGCGGATTACCTCCAACCTGTAAAAATGTACATGAAATGTGCGGAATAAAGGATATGGAGACTGGGAAAAAATATGCGGTCCACAATAGGCTAATGTTTACAGTTAACGGACAACCAATTTACTGGGTATGAGTAAGTCGATTATTAAAAGAAGCAGCACTGGTTCTGCAATGTATGCTTACAGATCGGGCGGGCCAGTACTCTTAAGTATCGGGGAACAATCCCCGAAAGCTCTTCACCAACAGGGAGCCTTATCCACTGAAGAAGAAACTGGTAAAAAACTGTATGTACCCTGGGGCACAAATAATGATTTTCCCAAAATTGTAGCGAAGCTCATGCGCAAAAGTACAGTTGGCCGTGCCGGACTGCAGTTGCTCACTAAGTACATCTACGGTCAAAGATTGATGACTTATAAGGTTGTCGACATGGAAAACAACGGTCAAGAGGTAGTACAGCTCGTTAAATGCCCTGAATGGGATGAAATTACCCGCCGATCCAATTTTGATATGGTACGCCTTGGCCTAATGCAGGATTACGCTTATTTCGGGATCAATTTTCCTGAAATCCGAATGAATGGGAATAAAACCGCAGTGTGGGGCATAGATTACCACAAAGCTTCGCATTGCAGGTTGGCACCTTATACCAATGGTAAGATTCCCAATGTTTTTGTAAGTGGTAATTTTCCGGATGCTAAAAATGAAGAATTAGCCACTTACCCGCATATTGATAGCATACGCTTTTATGACCAGATAGAAGCGATCAAGAAAAACACCAGCAATTTCAAGTACATCATGCCGCAATATTGGCCAGATGTATTAAATGATTATTATCCTGTCGCCTACTGGGACAGTTCACGCGAAAGCGGATGGCTGGATATCGTTACATCAATTCCCACTTATAAAAAAGCACTTTTCAAAAATCAGATGAGTTTGAAGTATGATGTACAAATTCCAATCGAATACCTGGAGGAATTGTATCCAAACTTTAAGACACTTGAGCAGGAAAAGCAGGATGAGATCGTAGATGATCTGATCGATGAGATTACAGATAATTTAACCGGTGCAACAAACGCTCAAAAAGCTATTGTCTCTTTTTTCAGGACAGATAAGCAGACCGGTAAACCGGTGGGTGGTTGGGTGATTAAAACCATTGATGATAAAATGAGAAGTGACGCATATCTTCCAGATGCTGCAGCAGGTAATGCTGAAATACTTTTCTCAATGCTGATCAATCCAGCAACTGTTGGCCAGGGTAATACCGGTGGCGATTATACCGGTGGTGCAAATAATGGTGGCTCAAATATCCGCGAAAGCGGACTGTTCATGCGAAGTTTATTGAAAGCTGATCGGGATATCAATATGGGTATTTTCAAGTTTGCCCAGGCTTATAATGGTTTTGATCCAGAAATTCAGATCGGTGTACAGGATCAGGTGTTGACAACCCTTGATACCGGTGCCGGCACTAAAAAAGTAGTAAGCTAATGAAATTGGTCAGCAAAATAAAAGAAATACAGGACCAGGTTCCTGTAAGTATGACGCAAAACATCGAGTTGCTTAAACCTTACCTTTCCACGGCGGAACGCCAGTTTATCAGGTTTATGATCGGAAAGGAGCAATTCGATGCTTTTGCATCTGCTTATGAAGCTGCAGGTAAAGATACTTCGGCAATTACTGATCCTCAAATTCGCGAAGCAATAGAATTGTGCCAGAAAATAGAGGCCAATCTTGCTTATTTAATCGGATTGCCTGTTTTGAGCGTTACAATTGGAGCCTCTGGAATCCAGATCCTAAGCAATGACAATACTAAAAACGCTTTTCAGTGGCAGGTAGATAAAGTCGAGAAATCACTTTTGGAGCTAGGTTTTGATGCAATTGAGGAATTGCTTGAGTTTTTGGAGTATAACGCTGATATATTTCCCGAATACATCAATTCCAAAGAATTTTCAAAGGTTGAAAGATGTTTGATCGAGACTGCAGCTGACTTTGATGATCAGTATAATATCCGCCGAAGCCGGTATGCATTCCAGGTAATGGTGCCGATCATGTACCGTATCGAGAATCAGATACTTATCCCATTGTTTGGGAAAGCATTTATGGAAATACTTAGGATGGACAACCTCGATGGAAAAACACTTGAATTGGTTGAATCTTATCTGAAGCCAGGCATAGCACTTTTAACTATTGCAAAAGCTTCTGTTGAACGCATCATTACAATTGATAATGGTATGGCCTCTGTTAACCTAAGCTCAAATTATGAAACCATTAAGGATAACAGCGCCATTTACAATACCGCAATCCAGGCTGCAGCTGAACAGCTCACTAAAGACGGAAATGAATTCATACAGGATGGACTACAGTTCTTATTGGCCAATATTGATTCTATAGACGGCTACGAACCTCAGCCATTGAAAAGGGGAAGATTTAAAAGAACAAATGATCCTGAAAAAGGGATTTACACGCTATGATAGATTTAAAAAACGCTCTCACTTTTTTAACCGATCGGCCATCCATTGGGATGGCCGGTGGTTTCGGCAGCGGCCTGCTCTTGTCGGTCCAGTCCTTCGTAACCGACGAACATGCTTTGAAAATCGCCGCCAGTCTTGGCGTGGTTTTCGGCATGCTGGTCGCAGCACTGACCCTTATCCTCAAGTGTATTGAGTTGGTAGAAAAAGTTCATTCTAAAATAAAACGCAAATCATGACACCCAAAACCCTTATCAAGAAAGTAAAAGAGTACAGTGCGATAATTGTTAACCTGCTACTTTTCTTCGCTGCCCAATATGTGCTTAGATGGATTGATCCAACTGCCGGTACTTATGATGCTGGAGTTCTTCAGTCAATAAACCTGTCTCTGGTAAAAGCTGCAGTGTGCTTTACCTGTGGATGGCTTGCATTTGGAGCATTCTGGCCAGACCAAAAAACCTACTTAAAACATTTCTTCAGTAACGAATTTAAATCCTTAACACCATGGCAAAAAACCTTAGTTTCCTGTTCGCTTTTATTGTTTTATGTGGGCTCAATAGTTCTGCTCAATCTGGCATCAGCTTAAGGGATGGAATCCAAAAAACCTACAATGCCGCTATTGGTGTGCGGGAGCGGACAGGTCGGAACGACGGCGTTGATGTTGAAAAGTATCTCGCTTATGTATGGCTTAAGCCTGGTAACCCCTGGTGTGCTGCGTTCGTATCTTGGACACTTGGACAGAGCGGAGTCAAAAAAGCCCGGTCTGGTGGATGTGTTGCCCTTATGGAACAGGGAACAACTATCTATCGAACAAATAAGCTTACCCGGACGCCTGGGCCAGGTGACGTGTTCTTTATCTACTACCCCACGAAAAAAAGAGTCGCTCATACCGGCTTTGTCGATAAGTGGGAATCGACTTATCTCATTACCGTTGAAGGCAATACCAATGAAGCAGGCAGTCGCGAAGGCGATGGCGTATATCGTAAAAGGCGTTTAAAATCTCAAATTTATGCGGTTAGTACTTATCTTAATTAGCTTCCTGCTGGTGGCAGCATGCAGTAAAAGAACTGTTGACCTACAAGCTGTGAAAACAAGTACCAGGCTTGATACCAAGATTGATAGCTCAAGCTTAGTTCAGCTTTCAAAAACTAATAATTCCTATGTTTTTTCATTCGAAGATTCAGAAAATGAATATTGGGTCAACATTACTCCCGATACCGGAACTGTAACTTTTAATCAATTAACTGGCTTTGTTGGAAAAGCTAAGAGTGTAACGATCCATGGGAAACAAAAAAAGAGCCTTAAAAGTGCTTTAACCACTCAAAATAAGATCGATTCAAATGCTAAAATCAATGTTTCAAAGGGGATTTCAGTTAAAAACGATATGGTTATAAAGAATAAGCAGTCTGAGTCAAAAAGATATAATTTTATGGGAGTATTGACGGTGATATCAATATTTGTAGTCGCGATTGCTGCCATTTACCTATTTTTACGCTATAAATCACGTTCATGATTCCTATCTCAGGTAATTACATCAAAGATGAAAAGGAAGTGCCTTTTTCTGCAGAAATTCCCTCCGCTTGGGAAGAATTAGAAGCGCATCAATACGCGACAATAGTCGAAATAAGAAGCTTCAGTAAGGCTGACCCATATACCATGGCAATGAGCCTTTTAACTGTATTAATGGGCGTAGATAATTATCACATTCTTTATTACTTGCCTGATGAGGATAAACATAGCTTGGTGTCGCTCACGAACTTTATTATGGATGTTCAGGTACCGGTAAAAAACTTTTTCCCAACGCTGCAGCTCCGTAAGAAAAAACACTTTGCACCATCTGAGTTCCTAAGCGAGCTGAACTTTGGAGAGTGGTGTTTTGCCTATCAGGCCTGGAATTATTACACCCAGTTCAAGGATGATAAATTTCTTGATGAATTAATCGCTATCCTTTATCGCCAAAAGTCAACTGATGAGCATGCTCTTGATAAGGTTGGGGATATCCGTGAGCCATTTAACGAAAACCTGATATCCAAAAATGCAAAAAGCGTTGGCAACGTTCACCATAGGATAAAACTCGCAATTTATGCGTGGTTTACAGCGTCGATTAACCTCCAAATGAGTTACCGTCCTACAGCCTTTCCAGTGGGCACAGGTGAAAATGTAGATTCTGAAAGTGATCAAGTTCCAGCAACTATATTTTCCCTTTTCCGCGAATTACTTGGCCCAAAATGGGGAACTACAGGCGTGCTGCGACTGGAAAATGCCGACTTCGTTCTCGATGGGCTGGAGGAAATGCGTATTGCTTTTAAAGAGTCCCAAAAAAGCATAACTGCCTAATTTACCTGTCGTTTATTGACGATTGCCTTATGCCGTAATTCGTGTTATGGAAATACAGGCAATTGTCGATCGTTTTGAACTTTATGCCCAAAAATTAAAGGACCTGGATCACGATCCGGAGAATTTCAGGGAACGATCTTTTTTTCAACTAGATTTTGAGGATTTGCAAACGGCCATCAAAGAGGGCTGTAAATTTCCATTAATGCTCTTTCTTACGCCCGATATCGATAAATCAGGAGGTATGGACAATCTATCGGAATCATGGGAGGGCTCTTATATTATCCTGGATAAAAAGGTTACTACCAAAGCAGCTTGTCTTAATAAATGTAAATTGATTTCCGATAAGGTGTTTAACAAGATGTTAGCTGAAGTAGAGGATTTCTATCAGTGCGACAGCTTGGAAGCAGGTGGTGGCGGAATTGGTCCTACTACAGATCAGCTTTATGGTTGGGTGGTTCAATTTGGCTTCTCAAAACCTTACAATGGTGAAGTGAATGCCAACGATTGGGAGGATGGAATATGAGCGTAACACTTGCCTCAAGCCCTCAGCTTCATTCATTTAGCAATAGCTACATTACTGCCAAGTTCCAATGTGCAGATTATTTTCAACAGGTAGGTTCCTATGCTGTTAATTCGATCAACATTGCAGCAATTACCGCTCCTGGTACTATCATTGAAATTAAGTACGGGAATAACACTGTTACGATGATGAGCGCACTTGCTCCAGATGATAGTGGTTCCCAATTTCTTTGTGGCAACGGAACCGCTTTGCCTGCAAGCGATGTAGCAGGTTCGTTTCAATCCAATCACCAACTGAGTACTGATTTTGATATTTCATTTTCCGGCTACAACATCATCTTTACCGCAAAGCAGAAAACAATTGGATTTGACTTCATTTCAGGAGGTACAAATACCACGATCGGAAAAGCTGAAATTGTAAAGCCTAATTATCGCGTATTCTTTCGTTTGTTTCTAGAAAATAATACCCATACCGGTTACGATGAAATCTATAAAACTTATCTCGATATCCAGAACGGATCAGGTGGGTTAGCAATTGCAGAACTGGGCGATAAAATCCATCAAAAAATAACTGCAGATATAGATGAATATGGGCTTGAAGTTCCTGGCATTACGGTTCTTAGTTGTATGAATACTGCCCGCAAATTCTATTTTGAATTTGCTGAAAGTTTCGGGGACACCATTACGGTCAAAAAGCTGTTAAAATCCAATGTGTTTAATGTTCTACACGGTGGACTGAGCTTTCAATCTAAATCGTCTGTTAACCTGGTTAGCCTGATTGCTGGTGGATCACCTACGGAAGACCGTTTTTTAAAGCAAGGACCCAAGTCACAATATGGTCGAATCGATCAGCCACAATTTCTTTATTTTTTTAATACCAGGTCGACCAAGGCTGGGGCAAAACTATTAATTAAGCGATTTTTTTCAGATGGTAGCAGTGATTCGGCAAACGATTTAACTTTTAACCTCGATCAGCACCGAAAGTTTGCTTTTAATGTAAGTCCTGGCAATATATATAATGGCGTAAAACAGTTGGACAGATATGAAATTAACTTGATTGATAATGCCGGCAATAGGATATCAGAAAAACAGGAATATTTTATAAAACGCGATGGCCAGCGGTATTTAAGGTACTTCCTGAATTGGAGCAGCTGGGGCTCACTGGATTCAAGGTGTTTCACCGGTGTAAATCAACCTACGTTGGAAATAAACTCAAGTAAGGCCTCTCGGTTGCTTCAATCAGGTTACAAGGTAACAAACGGTGAATTTAAAGTTTATGGAAAGACCGGTACTGATAAGTTTAAGGCATCCACTGGTTTTAATGATCCGGACATCATAAAGTTTAATAAGGATTTCTTTCTATCGAATCTCCAGTTTAGATACATTAAAAACACTATTCTGCCAATTGAGGTTACAAGCGATTCGGTTGCCAAGCCCGCAGACAGCGACTTCTTATATGCACAGTCTTTTGAATACCAGTATTTATATTCAAATCAAAACTATCTGGAGAACGACATTGAAGATGATTTTTCATTTTCAGGATCTTCTTTCCAACCGCCGTACACAGGCCCGATTTTAATTTTAGCGGGGACACCTGCAAACCCATCAAAACAAATTATTCAACAACAAATTTCATAACAATGGCTACTCCTGTTCTCTTAGCAAGAATTAAAAACTTAATACTGACCGAAGCAGAATGGCTTCTTGAAGATTTCATTCCCCACGATGGTGAAACTATCTATGTCCGTTTTTACAATACTGACGGCACAAGTTATGTAAATATTAAAGTTGGTGATGGACTAAAGCCGTTTTCCCAGCTCGAATATAATCTTGAACTCCCTGCAAAGCCAGAAGCTGGTATAAAACCTGGCGATAACCATGGTGAACTGAGCAAGCCCATGTTCTGGTTCGCGGAACCGGGCCAATATGCGAATTTTGGCAATCAAGAAATCACAGGTGCTGCAGGTGTTATTGTATGGAATGGATCACAATTCAGTAGTGCAAATTTTAATATAGACTTAAATAATTATGTAAAATCAATTGAATTACTCCCTGATTTTCTGTTGAATAAAGAAGCACAATATTCTGCAGATGAAAAAATTATTCTAAATGCTATTAAGGCTCTAAGTATTCAACCAGTTGATGATGAAAAATTACACGACTGGATTATCCTTCAAGTAAATTCCAATCCTCGAACGATAATTTTACGTAATCTCACAGCCGCCGCAAATTGGTATTTAATACCGGAAGACGAGACTGTGCCAACTGAACAAACAGGCATAACTTTTTATAATGGGGAGACTGAATATTCATATGCAGATGCTTTGTTTAAGTATAATGTTGGTATTGACTGGAGTCTACTCCCCATTGACTTTACTTTCGATAATAATGGCACAAACTTGCATGTAATCACAGGTATTTTTAGTGATTCAGCTAATTTATTAGATAAGCTTGACGTTGAAAATATGCCGAGTTATCTAAAAGAAAAAAACAGAAAATATTCTAGGTTGGCAAGAAAAGTTATATCAGCCACTCCTGTTTTTGATATCATGGTGCCAAATGCTTTTATAAATGACGATTGGAGGTTTCATGCAGTTGCGACAAATGCACCTGTATCGCCTCTTGATGCTAGTTATAAATTTGCAATTGAGATAAGGAATCTAAGCACCTCTACCGCTTATATGATTGTACAGTATAACCAGCCTCAGCTAATTATAGATGAATTACAAGGCTTAAAGAGCTTTGAAGGACGAGCCTGGTCAGCAAACGGAATGCACTTCATAGATTTTAATGTTAGGATCGACTTTAAGGCTTTGGGAGCCAACTTTCAGTATGTGCCAAATGCATCATCTGAGTTAAAACTGGTAGTAGGCAACAATGATAAGGTCAGCGGTGTGCGTTCTGGATTCTACAATAGTCAGATCAGATATCCAAATTCTTGGCTAAATGGATTAAGGGTAAATTATTATGGCACATCTATTTGGGCGCTAAGCTACGATCTACCTGCTGCGATATTGAAAAATGGAGGTTTCCCTATAAATGAAGCGATCTCAAGCGGTTGCGCACGTTCGGGTGTTCCAAAGTATCCAGGAGAAAAAAGGGCATGGCCTATAATATTAAGAGCGATGGGTGATACTATCGCTGAAAAGGTTTATATTCTTGCAAATTGGGACTCCATATACAAAGCTTTAGCCACGGGTGATGGTTTGCCGGCGCCACCAGACAGAGCATATTTTGAAGGGCAACATGAAGTAGAAGCAATAAAGCGAGGTATTACAGATGCCGAGTTTTACATTCAGTGTAGTTACGAGCACAGGATTGTCCCATATCTGGACGGAACAAATCCTATGCCAGATTCTTGGCTGTTTGCGCATGGTTATAATGAACGTCCGAATCCGGTATTCGAAACTGATGAAAATTACTTGACTCAGCCTGAAAATCCAGAAGACAAAACAACTTTTTTGGGAGCCATGAATTTTTATATTGGTATGATCTTAAAGGCAAACCCTTATGCACGTATAGCGATAGTAGGACATTATGAAAATCAATTGAATCCAATTGTTTCAAAAGCTCAAACGGCAGTTGCAGAACACTGGGGTATTCCCATTCTAAAAACATGGAAAAAAACTGGTTGGTCGCAAAACAGAATTAAGGGGACGCAGCACTTATGGACAGATGACCCTGGCAGAGCTGCGTATGCAGGTGTAGATGGAACAGATCCGGACAAAGATATAACCGTCTTACAGTACTGGATTCCAGACAATATACATCCAGCAACTTCCGCACAGGCTCAGAATTTATTATTAGATATTCAAGCAGAATGGTTAAGTAGTTTGTACTAAAATGATTCAAATCATAAACAAGGGAGGTCGCGCTGCGCACCTTTTCTCGGATACTTCAATTTCAATAGAGCGGAATAATCCGCTCTTTTTAGATAACGAGAACTATTTTGAAGATATAACCTATTCATTCAACATGCCGGGCGATGCCTGGAATAAAGAGTTTTTTAAAAGCGGCCACCTAGTTGAATCCTCCAACGACGTATACCAGCTAGAGGTACAGACCTTCGTGTCCGGAACAAGCTTCTTTGCTGGCCTGCTCACCTACAGCCTGCAGGGGAGCGACTTCAAGGCACTTCTCAAAATCAACTACGGAACACTAGTCAGCAAGGCTAAAAACTCGAAAGTTAATAATATTACAACCCTTGATGGAAATGGCCGGCTTAGTGCTGATCTTACCACGCCTGCATTAATGAAAGACACGTGCGTTAACCCACAGAACTATCCGTATGCATTTTTCCCAATTTACAATCCCGTTGCGAACAACTCTTTTGTAAATAACTGGAACCATTCCAGCCAGAGCTTTTCCCTTAATAGTCCTGTGGTTGCCTTTTACAAATTGCAATATATCTTTGAACGGATACTTGAGTATTTGGGTTTTGAAATGGCTGGCAGTTTTTTTCAGGATGAGAATAACAAGGCCATTTATATTTATGGTGGCATCGATGGTATTTTTATTTACTCTTCTTTAGCCTCAGTCCCTCCAGGTATCACGATATCCGATTTTTTCAAAATGTATAAACAGCGGTTGAACATATCGATATCATTTAACCTTTTGGATGGCAAAGCATATATCGATTCAGCCAAGACATTGATCGCTACGCAGGACATTATCGATTTAACTCCTTATGTTTCGGATGTTACGGAAATTGCACCTCCTGAGGTTGTTGGCTATACCTTGACGCTTAAGCCGGATGATACAGATGAGCTATTTAAAATCAAGATTAATGATGAAAAGCAGTCCGCGCCAACTAACCAGGTAATCATTGGTGATGGTGATAAGGGAATTGAGATCGATATCAGTACGCTCAAAGAAAGAACAGTCGATAACTACGTTATGCCTGCCACAAATCAGCCAATTTACCCACATAACGATATGAGATTGATCAGCTTTAAAGGCATGAAAGATGTGGGTGGAGGCAAGTTTTTTCCTGAAGCCAGGGCAATGGAAATCGGAAATGATGAAATTTTCTATTATAAATTTTTGAATGATAGCAAAAAGGTTCGCTTAACAGCATTGATAAGCAGCTCCCTTACTGCTAAACTGACCTCTTTTAAAAAAATTGCTTTTAAAAGCCGGGAGGGTTTCTATTCACTGGCCTTAACGGAAAAAGTCTCATATTCAATCAGGAATAGTAATGAGGATCTGATAGACGTGGAAGTTGATTGCCGAACGATTACACTGGATTCAAGGACCAGTGTAAAGATTCAGCCGGTTATCCCTGCTTTTAACAATGTTGTTGGATTTGCTGCATTCAGGGCATATTTCACTGAACTAACGGTTAGCAAAATTGAATATGATCTCTATTACTTTGACTGGGCAACCAGGGAGTGGCCACCTGGTCAATCTGGCCCTGAAGAAAACATGCCCCAAAAATCGCAGGGACCACGAACAGTTAGCGGAACCATTACAAGTTCAACAGACAGCTATGGTGTAGGTGGTATTGTAGCCATTACAGAATTTATTGAATCTTATGACATCGCACCCATTGAATTAAGGATTAAAAATGCTGTTCCAAAGTATATAGTGGTTTTCGGCAAAAAGTATTATTTCAGACAACGCGATAACTATTATTATGTAAGTGACCACGATTTTGATGTGTATGGCTTTGATGATCAGCGCGGACGTGGGCTGCTGATCGTGTTCTAGGCCTGTCGTTTACCAGCGTTTAAAATTACCCCTCCTTAGCGTTCAGAATAACCTCTGAACGCTTTTTTTATGTCTTTACTCACCCAGTACAATTCCGATGTTTCCCAATGGACCAATAAAGCCAGGCGGAAAATTAAGCTTGAAGTTCTACGCCTGGTACTTAACGTTGGTCCCGGTCACGATCAACAAAAGGCATCGGTAAAGAAATATGCCGGTGAAGCTTCAAAAATTGATTTTTCAATGCCCTACTATATGGCCTTTGTCCATAAGGGTGCTGGCCGTGGCTATGGTGGAAATAAGTCGGGAGAGTTCTCTTTGAAAGGAGGCGGAAAGGGGAAAACAAACCCGCTCAGTATGGGCAAAATGGGCACAGGCAAACGAAAGGCCAAGCCATTCTTTAATCCAGTGATCGAGGAGCTCTTCCCGGAGCTCGCCAATATCATCGCCCAATATCACGGCGATAAGGTATTCGCAAAAATTGAAAAAATACTAGTACGCTAAATCTCAACGCTCTCATGGCAACAGCAGTTCCAAAGTCAATCAAGGCCAGTTTATACATTGATGGTAAACCGGCCGAAAACTCAATAAAAAATCTTACTCAGGTAACCAAACAGCTCGAAAGGGAGCTAAATGGTCTGACTGTTGGTACCGCCGAATGGCAGCGCAAAATGGAGCAGCTACATGCCAGCCGTCAGCATTTACGAAATATACGGAATGAAGTAAACGAAGTTGGCGGAGCCTTTGCACAAATCCGCCAGGAACTTGGTAAGGTTGGCTCTTTGGCAGCCGGATATTTGGGTTTCCAGTTTATCACTGCTCAGTTTCAGAATATCATTTCAAGTAATGCAAAACTAAGCGATAGCCTGGCTGATTTAAGGCGTGTTACCGGCTTAACTGAGGCGGGTGTTTTAAATCTCGATGCAAGCTTGGGTAAGCTCGATACCAGGACAAGCAAATCAGGTTTAAGGGAGATTGCAATTATTGCCGGTAAGCTTGGTGTTGCCAAATCCCAAATACTGGATTTTGTGCAGGCAACAGATAAACTCGTTGTTGCCTTGGGTGATGAACTTGGTAACGCCGATCAGATCACCACCACCCTCGGAAAAATCCTGAATGTATTTGATGGTGAAGTAACCGGTGATAACATTACCAGGTTGGGAAATGCCATGGTTAAATTGGCAAATGATGGTGTGGCCAGCGCTGGTTTCATATCTGATTTCACCCAACGCGTCTCTGGCATTGCAAAGACTGCAGGCTTAAGTTTACCCGCCACATTGGCCTTCGGCGCCGGCATTGAGGAACTTGGTGGCCGCTCTGAAAGCGCTGCGACTGCTATGCAGAAGCTATTATTAAGCATCTCAAGCGACACTCCAAAAGCTGCAAAAATAGCCGGTGTTTCATTAAAAGACTTTACTGCATTACTCGGTAAGGCTCCTGAAGAAGCATTATTGAAATATACACGTGGGTTAGTGGCCAATAAAAATGCTTTCTCTGATGTGACCAAATCGCTTGATGATGCTGGCGAGGAAGGTGCTCGTACTATTGAGACAATTACTAAGCTCGGCCAGAACTTCGATTTCTTCAGTGGTAAGATAAAGGATGCCACAACAGCCATTGGGGAATACGACGATATTAATGAGGCTTTCACGCTTAAAAATCAAACTTTAGGTGCACAGGTTGATAAGCTGGGCAAAGATTTCAACAGCCTGGCTTCCAATCAGACCTTAGTAAGTTTTCTTTCTGAAGTGGTCCTAATGGCCGCAAGTGCTGTTAAGTGGCTTAAAGCTAATAGTGAGGCTATAGGAACAGTTATAAAGTCAGCGCTTGTAATAACAGCTGCCTGGTTAGGTTATAGAGCAGCAACCCTGGTTGCTACTATTCAGACTACATTACTTTCTGCAGCTATGGCTGTTGGGCGAACAGTTGCACTCCTTTATGCCCTTGCGATGGCCAAGCTGACCGGCGATACCGGCAGAGCTGCTGCAGCTCAACGACTGTTGGGGTTGTCAATGGCAGCCAATCCTGTTGGTGCGATACTAGCTATAATTTCAGCATTAACAGCTGCTTACGTGCTTTTTGCCCGCGAAACATCAGCAGCTGCTATAATCCAGACAAACCTTAATAATGTAAAAGAAGCTGCAGCAAAGAAAATGGTTGATGAGAAATCTACCATTGAAACCTTGGTTAAGGCGATCAAAACAGAAAATCTTACAAGAAGTGAAAAATTAGCAGCCGTAAATAAGCTGCGCGATATTATGCCTGCTTATTTAAAGCAATATTCCGACGAAGAGATATTGGCGGGTAAAGCCGTTGGGGCAATTAACAAGTATATCAATGCCCTGGAGAAGAAAAGCCTAGCAGAGGCGGCACAGGAGAGAATCAAAGAGTTGCAGAAGGAAAATATAGCTTTGGCGGCTGCTGACGGATCAGAGGGTTCCGGCTTTTTCGGTGCTATAAATGAGGGGTTTCAGGCTGTGTATGGAGCTGTTGGCTACAAAGGCGGCGTAACCAGGCTTAGGAACGGAATCAAGGAAAATAACAATAAACAGATCCAAACCAATAAAGCTAGCATTGCGGAGATTCAAAATCTGTATGGTGCGGATATTTTTAAGAATGCCATTGAAGAAACATCGCCTACTACAACTGGCGGCGTAGTGCCTGGAAAGCCGGATAAAAAAACAGAAAATGCAGCAAAGGCAGCAACGAAGAAAGCTTTATCTGAATTTGAAAGCCTTGATGATGATTACAAAAAACTTCGGCTGCAGAGATTAAATGATCAGCTGAGCGCTAATGAAAAAGAGGTCAAGCAAGAAGCGGATAAGTACGATGCCCTGATCAAAAAAGAGCAAGATTTCTTAAAGCAGCTGGAGGCTAACAGAAAACTTAAACTGACGGCCGAACAGAAGAAAGAAAATAAGGAGCAGGAGCAAAAAACCAATACAAACATTCTCCAGATACAGGTTGATCGGGAGAAAGCTGTTTCAGATTTAAGGGTCCGCCAGGAAACTGAAATGAACCGCCAAATTTCAGAGCTTCGCACAAGGCTTGCTGATGTACACGAGACCGAAATCAAAAAACAACAGGATCAGATTAACAAGTTCTATGATGATCAGGAAGTCAAAAGTGCCGGTAATCAGAATGCGCTTAATAAACTAAAAATTGAGCGGTCAAAGGAACTATCTGCAGCTGAACTTCGTGAGAAAGAACGTCTCGAAAAGGAAAAGGTAGCCATTGAGTCGGAATATGACTCTCTCTCCGGTTCCAAGCCTGCAGCGCGATTAGCAAAAATCAATAAACAGTACGATGATGAGATTACGGCCCTCAAAACCAAATTCAGCCAAGAACTTCAAGCCACCAAGGAATTTCAGGATGCTCTTAAGCTGATTGAAAAAAACAGACGAAAAGAGATTGAAGTAGAAACAAAAGCTACAGAAGAAGATAAAAAGAACTTCATTCTTGATTCAACTCAGAAAGCTGCAGATGGGGTTTTCGATATTATGGGCAATAACCGTGCTGCTGAAACCGATCGGAAAATTAAAGCCCTTGATAGAGAAAGAGATGCTGAATTAAGCAAAGCAAATTTAACTGAAGATCAAAAGACTAAAATAAATGAACGCTACGACGCAAAGGTTAAGGAGGCTAAAGAGAAAGCATGGAAAGCAGACCAGGCTGCAGCTTTGGCTCAGGTTGTTGTTAACGGGGCCATCGCGGTTTCAAAAGTTATGGCTCAAACCGGTATCTTATCACCATTCGCTATTCCGGCCATTATTGCGGGTGCGGCCCTACAATCTGCTATAATTTTGGCACAGCCCATGCCAGAGTTTGCACAGGGCGGTTTTAGTGATAGTGATCCTGCCGGGTATGTTGGCCAGCCGACAGTTTTCAAAAAGTCTGCATCAGGTAGAAGTTTCATGGCTGGAGAAGCAGGAAAGGAATGGATTGCTCCTAATTGGATGGTTAAAAGCCCTCGATACGCTAATGTTATAGGAATGTTGGAAGCCGCAAGGCAGGATAAAAGGGCCTATGCAGCCGGCGGTTTTAATGGTAATGCCACAAGCACAACCTCAAATCCAGTTTACAGCGAGCCAAGTACAACCAGACTTGACCGATTGGAAATTTTGTTTGGTGAATTTGTAAGTGAACAGCGTAGGTTCAATAGCTTACCGATTGTTAATGAGTGGAAGGCAATGGAAGATTATAACCGGAAGCTGCAAAATGATAGATCGGCACAAACTGGATAAACATAAACCCTTGCTTAGCGCAAGGGTTTTATTATTTTAGGCCCTTTAAAATTATTATAATATGAAAAAGTTAATGCTCTTAACACTGCTTGCAGCTGGACTAACAAGCTGCAGCGTTAGATTACCGGTGGTGCGCACTTCGTCGGCCATAGACTATTCAGAATATGCTAAACAAGGCATATTTTTGACTGAATCAAATTCAGTAAATTTCAGCTACGAGCCAATAGCATCAGTTTCTGCCATCCATCTATCAGGATATGAGTTGTCAGATAAGGGTGAGAAAAAGTTTAAAGATGATGTTCTCGGAAGTTTAAGTGGGACTAATGTTGTAACAACTGGTGTTTTCAGTTCTGCTACAAGATCATCAGTTTTGGCTGAGCTCTGTAAAAAGGCTCATTTAGCTGGAGGTAATGGAATAATTAATCTGAAGATTAATTTTGTTCCGGCAACGCCAAGCACATACTCTGGCTATGAAGCCACCGGTATGGCCATAAAAAAATAACCGTTACAATTGAGGCCGGTTATCCGGCCTCTCTTTTAAAATTAGAATGAACTATAAAGCCTGAAAAATTATCCTGAAGTTTCATCATCTCATTTTGCCTAATCTTTTCCGCAATGTGAATATATATCATTGTCGATTTTAAGGTTTTATGTCCCAGTAAATTCGCAATTACTGCAACTGGAGTATTTTGAATAGCCATTAATGTCCCGAAAGTGTGGCGGGCAACGTGTGAAGTAAGGTTTTTTGATATCCCTGCTAAACTTGCAATCACCTTTAAATGCTTATTAAACTTTACATCACTACGCTCCATTAGTTTGTCCCCATCTTTTAGAGTTAATAGAAATTGCTTTGCCACTCCAATTACTGGAATTTTAACAATCTGGGGCTTCTTCTGCGTAATACGCTGTTTGACTGGAGTAAAAACAATCTCATTACCCACAATCCAGCTAAGATCAAAACGCCGAAGATCGGAGACCCTTAAACCAGTAAAGCATGCAAACAAGAATGCTTTAATATAAGTTTTATTTATCGTCGAGGTTGATGGGCTTTGGTAAACGCCTAAAATGCTTTCAAGTTCCTCCCTTTCTAACCAAACTGGATCAGATTCCGGCTTTTCAAGTTTAAATTCATCAAATGTGGGATGTATCGCAATCCCTTTATCCTTCGCTTCACCAATATATGTTCTGATATTTTTAATATGGGACCAGGCGCCGGAATAGCTCATAGTTTCCATTAAAAATGCCAAATACTTCTCCAGCCACCGTTTGCCAATCATACTAACTGGCACACTTACTCCTCTATTGGCCTCTAATATATTGGCGGTGGAAATATGATTATCTCTAGTGTGAGATTTTATTTGTTTTTCTTTCACTCTTTCTCGAGACCTAATCCGCATGAAGTCTGTAAATGAACCGCCTATCTTAGCATACCATACGGATTTTACAATATCATCTGGAGTGAAATATTGATCTGATAGTATGAACTTTTTTACAGCAGACCAATATTTAGCTTTCTCACTTTCAATATATGCGTTCACAGTAACGAAGTCGATATCGTCTTTTGACCTACGCAATATTTTCTTCTTAGAATAATCGAAAAATTCAAATGGCCAGTAAAATCTAAGTTTCATATCACGGGGCAAATGCCCTTCAACACTGATCCTTAAATACAGCCTAACTTGTCCATCCTTATGGATTCGACGTTTATTTATCCATAGCTCAACACTGCAGCTAAGATTAATCTTATTGTCCATTGGAATCCCCCCAATTTTTTTGTACAAGAATTGTACATCTGAAATAAACCTGTTCTGGGGTTTTTATATTTGATAAAAGCAGCTTCAGATTGCTCTGAAGCTGCTTTATTGCGGTGCCTCGCATACATGCGTATGCTTGTGTACCCCGGAAGGGATTCGAACCCCTGACCCACGGTTTAGAAAACCGTTGCTCTATCCAACTGAGCTACCGAGGCCCGTTTTTTAATGAGCTGCAAATATAGAAGTTCTCTTTAATATGTAAAAATATATTTTAAACTATTTATAATGTACTTTTTCTATTTTAAATAAGTATTTAAAAACGAAGCAATTAAAATTAGATCTTCTGGATATTAATTTGTTTTCATGCCTCTAAAAACCTGATTATTCGACTTTATTGTGTATTTCAGTGAAAGTGACCCCCTCTATGTTGCGCCAAACTGGCCACCAATGTGGTTTCGGGATGATGCGAATCTAGTTCCTTGCCTCTGAACAAATATACACTTCGAATCCAATCCCTATCTATCCGTAGCGTTCCGCAGGGCTCTACAGAATATGTAATGGAAAAGAGTCTCAGGCCCGCTACTAATTTATCCGTTTGTAAACTCCATGTTATTAATCCGTAGTGACGCTGTGCTTAGCACTATGGGCGGGGGAGTCAAAAAAAAAATATGCCTCCGAAAGAGGATATTGGATCTGAATTTATTATTTTCACAGCAGTAATATTGGTCAACACTAATTTAAGTGAATATTACCTTGCTGCAAAACGCTATTTATCAAGGTTTTGCAGCTTTTTTTTAACCTGTGGATTTAGGGCCTATCGGATCACAACGCAACTATTAGATTCTTTCAATGGTATAACGAATAACGTGCTGTTGTACCTTTGGTGATGAATACATAGCATTCAAACGCGATTTTTTTCTTCTGATCTGGCCACTCAACTATTTTCTGCATCGGCTTGTTTAGTTAATATGGACATCGCCTTTGAAAACTATTATTCGGGTACCAGCGGCCTGCTGTTACCAGTTCCCAATAAATTGCATTATCCTGAAGAATTTCAGGAGAAAAGCAGATTGTGCTATTATGCCTCGCTGATGGATTCTATCGAGATCAATTCTTCTTTTTATAAAATACCGCAGGCTTCTACCATGAAAAAGTGGGCGGCAGATGTGCCAGACCAGTTTCGTTTCACCTTTAAGCTTTTTAAAGAGATCACCCATAATAAAGACCTGGCCTTTGATCCGGAAATGGTGTCCAGGTTCTTTTCGGTCATTTCGCACGTTGGCGATAAAAAGGGTTGTCTTTTGGTACAGTTCCCCCCGAGCGTCAGGATTTCTCACTTTGCGCAGCTGCGCTTTTTAATGTCGGTGCTGAGGGCTAATGATCCTTTTTTTGAATGGAAGATCGCTTTGGAATTTCGGCATGCTTCGCTATATATAGATGAGGTGTATGAGCTCTTGGAAGCGTTTGAGCTTGGTATGGTGGTTCACGATAAATCGCCTGCCAGTTCTCCTGTGCGGGAAAGCCATCCTGATTTTATCTACCTCAGGTTCCATGGCCCGGGTGGAAACTACAGGGGAAGCTACGCCGACGACGTATTGTATGAGTATGCAAGCTATGTAACCGATTGGCTGGCAGAGGGCAAGAAGGTTTTCGTGTACTTTAATAATACGATGGGAGAGGCACATGCCAACCTGAATATGCTGCGCCAGATCGTAAGGGATACCTATTAG